CGATAGTATTTTTATTCCTATGTTTCTATATAGTTTGCGGGACATGGATTTTTCAAAAGACCACGATAATCATAAAAAACAAACGGAATTACCGCCGGATTTCATTCCACTGAACGCCGAAAAATTCGACCCAGATGTATGGGGACCACATTATTGGTTTTTCATTCACACCTTGGCCCACACTTATCCATTGATGCCTACTACAACAACCAAACGTAAATACTACGACTTTGTTCAAAATTTGCCATTGTTTATACCCAATCCAGATATTGGAGATCGTTTTGCAAATCTCTTGGACAAATATCCCGTTTCGCCTTATTTAGACAGTCGTGATTCGTTTATCCGATGGACACACTTTATCCACAACAAATTGAACGCTATCCTTGGAAAAGAAGAAATCTCCTTGTTTGCTGCATTGGATAGCTATCGTGCGCACTACATTCCAAAGCAAGTATCTATTTCGGAACGTTTTCATATTAAGAAACAATATATAATCATGGGATTTATTATTTTGTGTATTCTCCTTATTTCGATCTTTTACAGGGGATAGAAAAAGTATATGGATAGTATAACTATTCCCTACCTATCTATTTTCCAATAATACTCGAACATGCGAATTGAAATAATATTATTTTTGGTAGCAGGTCTTATTATTGCAAATATTTATACAGAAGGCAAATATTTGAAAATGGCTCTATCTTGGAAAAAGTATTGGCAAATGGCTGGAATCGCATTCGGTGCTTTGGTTCTATATTGGTTATTTAAGAAAAATCCGGACAATGCAAAACAGATATTAATGTCATCGAATGAATATATTAAATACTTGCCAGTGGATCGGAATACTACAGATATGTTATCGCCCATCTTGGACTTTACTGCCAAGCATAGTTTTGCAGGGGGGTCCGCAGCGTATCCTATTGTTGGGATGCCCGACCATTCACAGAGTCGTGTGCAAAGAATGATGCAATCCGGAGGTGTAGCACATGGACACGGTAAAGCCACAAAACGATCGGTTAGCGAGACAAAGAAGAAGTTTGTTGCATCTAGGCAAGGATGGAAATGTGGGGATTGTGGCGATCAATTAAATGCATGGTTCGAGGTGGATCACAAAGTCCGTTTAGAGTATGGAGGTAGCAATCACGTAGACAATCTGTTGGCTTTGTGTCGTGAGTGTCATGGAAAGAAGACGACTATGGAAAACTTGTAAATAACTTTGTATAAAACTTGTATAAAACTTGTATAAAACTTGTATGAAACTTGTAAATAATATACTTATTCCATAAAAATATAAGTATATTCTAGTAGTAGGGACTAATGGATTCGAATAATAAGACTGTTATGATAAAAAGAAAAACGCGCAAGATCCAAGATGGACAACCGGTTCTTCCAATAGGTATAACATCTAACAATAGTACACGGCGAGCACCAACCAAGTTTTTTGTACTCCCAAACCAAGAGATACCCGCCGCCAATCCAGAATCCGCGGAGACTGTTCACAAGACAATTTCTACCGTGGATTCACAGGACACACCAAATTCAGAACCAAACCCAGAATCCGAGGAGACTGTTCACAAGACAATTTCCACTGTAGATCCCGATTCAACGCCGGATCCAGAACCAAATTCAGAACAAAACCCAGAATCCGCGGACACTGTTCACAAGACAATTTCCACTGTAGATCCCGATTCAACGCCGGATCCAGAACCCAATCCAGAACAAAACCCAGAATCAGCGGACACTGTTCACAAGACAATTTCCACAGTGGATTCCCAAGACACACCTTCCAAAACAACTTCCGTCTTGGACCAAGAAGAAACTGAACCAACAAAATTAGAAACCCCAGAACCCGTAAAATCCGTAAACTTATCAAAAGATCCCAAAAACATCATCTTGGACGATGTATTGGCCGGTATTCCATCAAATACGAACCAGTACACAAGATCCAAAGAAAAGATAGAATACGACACCAGACAGCAAAACCAAGAATACGATTTCCTCTATCCAGATTTAGACGATCCCAATTTCTCCATCAAAATCGCAAAACGCAAGGAATTCAATGACACCAAATATGATGGTACTATTAAACCAATCCAACAACAAGCCGATATTATGTGTAAAGCCCAATTCGAACTCTTGCCACACCAAATATTCGTAAAGAATTTCCTCTCTTTTCAAACACCCTACAACAGTCTCTTGTTATACCACGGTTTAGGAACAGGCAAAACATGTAGTGCAATAGGAATTGCAGAAGAAATGCGCAACTATATGAAACAGGTCGGTATCAAACAGCGAATCATCGTAGTAGCATCACCCAACGTCCAGAGCAATTTCAAAGTCCAGCTCTTCGATGAACGCAGACTGCAAGAAGTGGATGGACAATGGTCAATCCAATCATGTATCGGAGATGCACTCATTAAAGAGGTGAACCCCACGAGTCTACGTGGACTTCCTAGAGAAAAAGTGATACGACAGATCAAAGGAATTATCAATCAATACTATGTCTTTATGGGTTATGTGGAATTAGCCAACTTTATTAATAAGAAAACAGCCATTCCGGAGGACACCGTGTTGTCCAAGGAGGATCAACGCAAAATGGAAATACGCAATATTCGTCGGTTTTTCAATGATCGTCTCATCATCATTGACGAGGTCCACAATATACGCTTAACCGAAGAAAACAACGATTCCAAGACAGCCAAACTCTTGATGAAACTCGCCAAGTACTGTCAAAATATGCGACTTTTACTATTATCCGCAACACCCATGTACAATTCGTATAAAGAGATTGTCTGGTTGGTAAACTTGATGAACTCCAATGACAAACGAGGTACCATTACGGTAGATGAAGTGTTTGACCAAAAAACGGGGACATTTAGAGAGGCGAAGGACGGTTCAGAAGGTGGTAGAGAACTCCTCCACAGAAAACTCATCGGATATGTCTCCTATATTCGCGGTGAGAATCCGTACACTTTCCCTTTTCGCATTTATCCCGACGAATTTGCACCTGAAAATACGTTCCAAAAAACGGTGCCTCTTTTGACTTCTCTTGGATCGATTGTATCTGCATTCACAGGTTCTTCCAGTCAACCAAAAAAATCCTTCAAATCGCCCACTTTGCAGATGAACGGAAAAACAATAGAGGATCCCATTGAAAACCTCCCTGTGTATGTATCTCCCATAGGCGAATACCAAGAAAAGGCATATCGGTTAGTAGTTGAAGCCATGAAATCAACGAATCAGAAGGCAATGGCATTTGAAGACTTGGACAAATTTGGATTCAGAATGTTGCAAACACCCTTGGAATCCTTGAATATTGTTTATCCTAGTCCAAGATTGGATGATCAAATTCAACGAGGTAAACTGTTGATGGATTCCGAAGCAGAGCCTACCACCGACCAAGGAGGAGAAGTCGCCGAAGAAAAAGCCGAATACCTGGAAGACTCCGAGTTTGCCGATGAGGACGACACCATGAGTGAACTAGGGTTAGATCCGGATGAATCGGTAGGAAAACGCGACCCCATGGCATGGATGGTAGGCAAACGCGGTCTAAAAAGTATAATGACACACGTGGACGATTCCAAGAAAAAGACGCCTATGCGATACAATTTTGCATATCGTCGAGAAATCTTGGACAAATATGGTCGTATTTTTAGCCAAGAACTCTTACCCAAGTATAGCAACAAGATCGCCGCAATCTGTGAGCATATTAAACGATCCACTGGCATTGTTATCGTGTATAGTCAGTATATTGACGGAGGTATTGTGCCCATGGCTTTGGCTTTGGAAGAAATGGGTTTTGCGCGTTATGGGTCGGCAGACTACACTAGGTCTCTCTTGGATCCTTCATTGAAACCATCCGATCCATTGGATGCTCTAACAATGACACCTAGGTCTAAGATGGCGGACCCTACCAAATTCAGACAGGCAAAATACGTGATGATTACTGGAGACAAGGCATTTTCTCCACAAAATGCGGAAGAAATGAAATACGTATCTGCCCAAGAAAATAAAGACGGCGCATTTGTGAAAGTCATTATGATTTCCAAGGCAGGATCCGAAGGCTTGGACTTTAAGAATATTCGACAGATACACATGTTGGAACCTTGGTACAATTTGAATCGAACAGAACAGATTGTGGGACGCGGTGTACGCAATTTGAGCCACTGTAGCCTTCCGTTTGATCAACGGAATGTAGAGATTTATATGCATGCAACTGTTATGAATGAAAACCCCGCGGAAGAAGCCGTCGATGTCTATGTTTATAGGTTGGCCAAGAAGAAAGCTGAACAAATTGGCCAAATAACGCGCCTCATGAAAGAGACTGCTGTGGATTGTCTTTTGAACATTGGTCAAACCAATTTTACGGTGGACAAATTGAATGCCATGGCCGCGAACCAGAACATCGAGCTCACTCTTTCTACTGATAAGAAGGTGTTGAAATACCGTGTGGGAGATAAACCTCATACAGACATATGTGATTATATGGCTAATTGTGCTTTTACTTGTAATCCTACGGCGACTATTACTCCCACCGAAGTTGTCCAAGATACGTATACGGACGAATATGTTCAGTCAAATAATACGCGAATTATGCAACGTATTCGTCAACTGTATAGGGATCAGCATTTCTTCAAACGCACCGAGTTGATAAATGCGATCAATATTGTCAAACAGTATCCTGTGGAACAGATATATTCTGCTTTGACTGCATTTATTCGAAATAAGAACGAATATTTGACGGACAAATATGGGCGACGCGGTAATTTAGTGAATCGCGGATCTGTTTATTCCTTTCAACCGGTGGAAATCAATGATCCCAACTTGTCTGTATATGAACGAAGTGTACCCATTGATTATAAGCGTGAAACCTTGTCTTTTGAAGTACCCAAGAATTTTTCTATGCAAGAT